GGGCTGGCCCAGCAACATCGCGGCATTCTCGTCAGCCGAGGTGCGCTGTTCAGGCGCTGGCGTGTCCTTGAGCAGTTCGTTGATGTTGGGCACCTTCAACTGCTTGAGGAAGCGCTGTTCCACCGCCGTGCGGTTGTAGAGGTCGGGGGCGTCCTTGGCCCGCGCAAGCACGGCCTGCATCTGAGCCATGCGCTGGGTCTCAGAAAAGATGTGCGGGTCGCTGACGGGCACCACATCGGTGTTCTTGCTGAAGTCTTCCCGGACAACCTCCAGGTCGGCCACCACATCGCTCTTTTGCATTTCGTCGAAATGCCAGCGGTTGAGGCGGCAGAGGATCTTCAGGACCCTGGACTGTGCGTCGTGAAGGCGGGCATGGATGGCCGAGAACACGGCGGCACCCTGCTCGATCAGGGCCTGGGTGGTGCCCACAGGGGCGTTGGAGGTGATGTCAGCGATCTTTTCCTCGCTGGTGGTCACCACACCCTTGGCGGCTTGGTCCAGGAAGCCCAGGAGGGTCATCAGCACCGGGCTGGGCGGGTTGAAGGGCATGGGCATGGCGATCTGCCGGATGTCCTGCACCCCAGGTGCGCCCTCGATCTCCACGATCTGGGTGACGTCCACCTGCTGGCTCTGGCCGCTGATCTTGGCCCCCTTGAGCTTGAGCATGGTCGCGGCATTGTTGATGTGCGCCGAGTCCAGCAGTGCGCGTAAGGCTCCCGTCAGGGCGGCGCTCAGGCCACCAATGAGGTGGGGCAGGCCGATGGCGTAGGCACCGCGCCAGGGGATGAACTTAAACTCCACCACCCAGTCCAGCTTGGTCATGGTCTCGTCTTGCTCTTCCCAGTTGCGGTACAGGCCCAGCACCTCGTTCTCAAGCTCGTCGATCATGAGGATGTAGGGTGCCATCTTGCCCTTGGAATGCTTGTCGTCCTCAAGCTCCAGGTAGGTGTAGATGTGATAGACCTTCCTCAGGCCGTCCTTGTTGTCTTCAAACTGCTTGCCTTCAATCTTGTTGTTGGCCTGCTCGACCTTGTTTTGCTCCAGGGTCTGGGTGGCCTTGATGTAGCTGATGTCACGGTACATGCCCGTGCGGACACGGCGCTCCAACTCGTAGGCCGTGATCTCGTGGACTTCGGCGGCGCGTTGGGCGGTGTAGAAGTTGGTGGCCGCAAAGGGCAGGATCATGCGGTCGATGGGCAGGAACTCCACGCAGGGGCGCTTCTTCTCCTCATCAAACCACAGCTTGAAATACTGAGAGCCACCCAGGGGCAACTGGGTGAGCAACTGTTCCTGCTCGTCGCGGAACTCCTGGATCTGCTCGGTGATCTGCCAGTTCAAGTAGTCGCGCTTGCGCTCTGCCGTCTGGGTCTTCATGTCGTCGGCCTTGCCGAGCAACTTGGTCTTCACAGGGCCATCGGGCGGGTACAACTCTTTGATGGCGCGGGCGGCGAAGTCCACACAGCCCTCGGCCATGGCGGGGTGAACCACCTTGCTGGCACCCATGAAGGTCGCGCCACCGGGGGCGTCATTGCCCAGACCAGTGCGGCGAATGCCCTCCTCGTACTGCTTGTCGCGCAGGCTCCGGGCTTCCTTGTCCGTCTCGATCAGGTCGAGGTAGCGGAAGGCCAAGCCAGACAGGGTGCCTGGGTCAATGCTGTCAGCAAGGTTGTCGTAAAAGTCGGGATTGAACTCGGGGCCGTCCTCCATCGTGATGATGGCCGAACCATCCGGCTGTTCCTCGGTCTCGATCTCCGGCAAGTCAACGACGGCTGAACCGTCTTCCTGTTCGTCGATCTGCAACTCGTCTTCGTTTTCCATCATCATTTCCTCATCAGTTCAAGGCGCATGGTGTCAATGCTCTTGTGAATGGGCACTCGGCTCTTAACCCTGGACTTTACCTCTTCGTCATCACCACGGCGCATGGCAAGGTGACGCTGGGCCGCGACGTTGCTTTCGGGGAAGGCGTGGAAGTCATCGTCCTCGTAGCCAGGATGACGCGAACCACCCACCATGCCACCCATGGCCTTCTTGGTGATCTTGATGGGCTGGGGTGCCACGTACTCCTTGCCACGGGCTTTTTCCTGCTCCATGGGGCTGTCAATCTCGTACTCGCCATTGTTGGCCTTGGCATGCTCGATGTGCTTGGGACTCACGTTGTGCGTGAACGGCGTTTCGTGCCCCAGGTTGCTGGTGGACTCGGTGGGCGTGGTCATCAGGATGTGACCGGCTTCCTTGCCGTTTGGAGTCATGAAGCGCTTCTTGGGCAGGAACTCAGTGTCCTTGAACCGAGAGTCCGTGGGGATCATGTGATCCTTGGTCTCCATTTGCCCTGTCTTTTTGTTCTTCTTCCGCTCGGGCACGTTGACCAAGCGGGGATGAAGGACATGTTGCTTCTGGTAGTCGTAGCGACGGCCATTCACCGTGGTGTGGCCATAGTGGGCTTTTTCGGGCGTCGTGGACTTGCCGTTGGGGCCAAAGTGCCCCTCGGGGCCTTCTGCCTTCTCCTCGGGCGACAACTCATGCTCCTCGCGGCCAGTCGTCCAATACTTGGCATGGGTGATGTGCTTCTCCATCTCCTTTGACAATGGAGAGTTGCGCTTGACATCGGTCACCAGATACGAGCCTTTGGGCGGTGTCTTTTTGCCCTGTTCGTTTTTGAAGTCACCACGGTTGTCAGCGGCCATGACAGTGTTGCGAACACGGGCCTTGTCGCGCCCAATGTTCTCGGTGATCTCGCGGCCATGCTTGACCTTCGGACCCACGTTGGAGTGAGTCACGTAGTAACCGTTTTCAGGGTCGTGCAACTCATTGGTCTTGCCGTAGGAGTTGGCAATGATGGGCGGCTTGCCATCGGCCTTGCGTTGCTCGTTCAAATGGCGCAGGACATGGCGCGACGACACATCGGTCTCGTCCACCACATTGGGACGGAAGAGGGTGCGCTCATCGTTTTTGTCTGCCTTGTTTGCGGCGTGACGCAGGGAGCCAGTGTGGGCCAAGATCCAGTCCCTGGTCATGGCTGGGTCGTGCTTGGCTTGCTCATGAGACGCACGGCGCACAGCGGCATGCACATACTGCGACTCAGCCTTTGGGGCAAAGCAAGTGCCCTCCATGGTGTTTACAACCCCTTTTGAATCCTTGCCACCGCCACAGCCTTCGGTCTGGCCGGGGCAGGTGTTGATGATGTGATGCTTGGCGTTCTTGCCGTGACCAGAGATGTACAAAGCATGGCCTGCCACACCCTTGGAGGCATAGCCAACGTGGGTGCGCCCCTCCTCGTCAGTCTCATGGCGCACGGTGTCGAGCTTCTCCGACTCGTCCAGGGTGTTGGCCGTATTGCCGATGTGCTTGGCCGCGCGGAGACGACCGAGTGACTCAACTTCAGCCTTCAATTGCTCTTTCAATGGCTTTTTGAAGTGTTCCTCAAGCGTTTCCTTGTGGATCTTCCCAATTTGGCCAATGGTCAATGGGTCCCGGTTCTCGGAGCCATAGACTTCAGCACGAGCCTTGTTGATGTCTTTCAAGCCGGGCACCACCACCTTTTTGCCCTTCTTGTTGATCCAACTGCGGCCATGGAGCATATGGTGGGGGATCACAATGCCAGTCACGCCGCCGGGTCCTTCTGCCTTGACCAGGATGCGCTTGGACGGAGCTTTTTCTTCCTCGTCATCGTCATCCAGGCTTTCAACTTCCCTGGGTGCAGGCTTGCTCTTCTTCAGTGACCCGCCCTTGGCCATCCCGGTCGGCTTCAAAAGGTCCTTGGCCAGTTCGTTTTCCAACTCGTTTTTGTCTTCGCCAAACCAGCGCTTCGACCTGTCCGTGGTGTCAATCGCGGTCCATCCGTGCGGCTCACGCTTCACCGCAATGTGCGGGTGAGATGCGATGCCATAGGTAGCGCCCCTATATCCAAATCCAGTGCCAGCCCATTCTCTGGGGTTAATCTTGGTGATCTTCACTCCACCGCCACTTGCCATCCCAGGCGCTTGCTGGGGGCCAATCGCGGCCATGGCGCGGCCCTGGGGCGTCATCTGAAGGATGTTGCCACCAGCTTGGGGTGCTTGCTGGCCTTGTGGGGCCTGCTGGGAACCTTGCTGGGGCTGTGGAGGAGGCGGCTGGAGAGCCTGGAGGCCGGACGGCATCAACTGGTTGCCCGGTTGCATGCTGTTCATGTCGATCCCACCCACGGCCAACCCAGAAGGTGTTGCCGCGCCACCAGGAGGCACGAACTGCCCAGTCTGGGTGTCGGGCGGCAGGTAGGTCTTGGGGGTCATGCTGGGGGCCTCGTGGGCACCGATGCTTTGCACGTTCAAAGGGTTCCCCTTGGCCAGGGCCAGCTTCATCTGGGCGATTGTTGGATTCACGGTCACTCCTTGGATTTGGGGAAGAACACGGACTCGGGGTCAACGTCTCCACCGTCTTTGTAGATTTCAGGCAATTGCGGCCTGTTCGATGCCACGAGGTTGCGGTTCTCAAGGTTCCTGTGTTCTTGAGCGGTCAGGTCGGCGGGCAACAGTGAGCGGCCCTCCGGGGTGACCAAGCGCTTTTCACCCAGCTCTTTCTTCATGGCCTCGATGAAGTCTTCCCGATAGCGGCGCGGCATTGGCTCACGCATCGACGGCGTCGGGAATAAACGCACCAAGGTTTTTTGCTCACCCATTTTGGCAAGCGCCCTTGTGCGATGACGACCTTCGTGCCCCTCAATGCTCGGCAAGTATGTGGGCTTGCGTTTGCCAACATCCAGGAATGGAACATCTCTAAAACCCTTCGCCCTGGCAATCCGAATGAGTTTGTTGAGGTACTGCTCCCTCGTCATGCCGCCCTCGTAGGCGCTCTCATCTTCTTCACTGCCAAGGCGATGTGCAAACTTTTCAAAGTCTGCTGGGTTCATAGTCATCAGAGCTTGAGCGTTATCGCCGCCAAAAGCAGACCTGAGCGCCTCGTAGTCGTACATGTTCTCCAGACCAGGAATCTCGTCAGCGGCGCGTTGCAGGCGCTTGACGCCATACTCGCCCTCACGTTGGCGCAGGTACTGCTCCAACTCCTTGACCTTGCCGCCCTTGCCCATGAAGACCTCTTCGGCATCCACCTCGCCGCCGTCGGCCATCTGAGTATTGCTGTTGGGTTTTAGGTATTGATCCGGGTTTTTGGCCAATTCGGCGAACTCTTCTTTCGTCACGTACTGTTTTTGCAATTTCTTGGCAAAGTGATCTTGTAATTTAACCAAGTCAGTATTTTGGAAGTCGCCAACATCAGACCAATTGCCCGACTTCACGAAGTCTTGCACATAGGGGATGTAGTCCTTCTTGGGCTTGGCGTTGCCCTTGCCTTTGATCTGGGCAATTCTTTCAGGTCCCTTGATGCCTTTTTTCCTGACGAATGCATCGAACTCTTGCTCCGCATTTTTTTCGTAACCGCCACTCTCATTAAATTCATTCCATAACTCGCTGGCTTTGCTTGGGCCAACGGCCATTGAGACATCATCCCATGTCAATATATGGTGTGGCTTGACCTCCACTGTCACATGAGGCTCGTTCTTGGCATCGCGCAGGCTGAAGATGCGGGAGCGGCCCTCAGCCACATCAGGGCAGTACCCACCGACGCAGTGACCCATGGTGTCACCCTCGTACTTCAGGGCGTCAGCCAGCTTGCCCATGTTCGGGTGTACATGACGCACACCCTGGGGATCGTAGTAGGTCTCGCCACCAGAGGGCAGACTCTTGGCCGTCCAGCCTTCGGGCAAATCTTTTGGCAATGTCAACTCAATCCACTTGAACCCATCGCCGTAGTCCTTATGGACGGGCATGCCCTCGGTGGCTTTGAGCGCCGTCTCAGCCATGGCCTTCTTGCGCTCCTGGTCGTACTGATGGGCGCGGCGCACTGCCTGCTCGATGCTGACCTTACTCAACTGCTCAGGACGGATGCGGCCCTGGGCAAGGTCTTCCTTGAGGATGTCCACGATGTGATCGAACCCAAGCCTATCAGCCTCGTACAACTCGTACAGCGGGGTCTTGGGGTCAACCTTGTCCATCCATGGCTCGTGCATGCCTTTGTAGACGTCAGGCATTGCCTTGATGTCTTCAACGGTGTTCGGCTCAAACTGGTAGTCAACGGCGTTTTCCCAAGCCTGGGCCAGCGGCCCCTTGGCCAGCTTCTGCCCACCCAGCATCTGACGGCGACCTTTGGCCTGCTCTTCTTCAACCCCCAGCGCTTCTGGATCAAAGTGCAGGATGCCTTCCTCGGCCAACTTCCGCACGGGGTCGTTCGGGTGCCCCATCTGCTTGCGGATGTAGTTAGCCAAGTTGCTTTCAATCCACTTGTTAATGGCGTTCTTGTGCAACTCGTACTGCAATCCAGGATCATAGATTTCGGGCTGTTTCAACGGATCGATCACCTTCTCCACCGTGCCCTTAAGGAAGTTCCTGGGGCCTTGGCCACCGATGGCCAGACGCATCACATCCAGGCTGGGGACAGAGCCGCCAGAGGCCATCACTTTCCTGGACACAATTCCATGCCCAACATCACGCTCTTGGTCATACCGTACCGGGTTGTGGAGGGGATACAAATGCTTGGTTGGGGTTCTGATGTCATATGCAGAACCGGCTGGCACATGATGCTGATCCTCCAGCGACCTGAATTTCTTTTGATTCACCACCATGGGCTCACCAATGGTCACTTCGCCAATCGCCTTGGCTGGTCCTTCACCAGTCCTGACAATCGCCACCCGCTTGCCCACATAGGGGCGCAGGCTGTCTCCATTTCGGGATTCCAACGTCTTGTGGCCGTCGACGATCAGATCAGCATACCTGCGGCCAGCCTTGCGGTCAGACGCCACATTGATGCCCATGACAGAGCCGCCAGAGGCTTTGGTGATGTCTGGATCGTTTGGATCGTAGGTGCCACGGTTGCCGATGGCTGACTTGATTTGGGTTGGGTGGAATGCAATGTATGTTTCCGATCCAGGATTTCCGTAAATCACGCCATCGTGGCCATGCTTTTTGAGGATTGCGGTTCGCTGTGACGCGGTTCTGACTGCATCGTATGGATAGCTGTCAATGATTCGTTCGTAATCGTCCCAGGTCGCTGGATTCTTCAACGATAAGTGAACGGGCATCACATTTGAACCCTTCTTAGTGTCTGCAAATGTGTTTGCTACCTCCGGGTTTTGAGCAAAGTAAATTCCCTTTGCCAAACTATTCCTTCTGCCGCTTTTGAACTCAGCAAAGTCTGATCTAGTGCCGTGGTACACCCGGTGTTTAATCTTGCTATCGTCCAAGAACCCAGCCAAGCCTCCCTTAGCCTTCCCCTGTTGGGCATTGCGCATCGCCAGCCATTCCTCAAATGGAATCATCTGGTGGATGTACTTGCTGGCCATCTCCCGCTCATATTCACTGTTCAATGCCGCCCTCTCAGCAAACTCACTGCGTAGTTTGGCAAGTTGTGCCCGAATATCGTTGGAAGGTAACGGCATCGTCTACCCTTAAATTGAATTGCCCGAATTATGCCTTCGCAGACCCATGAGGGCAATCAAGACACTTCCTTTGGCAGATCCCCAGCATCTCGCATCTCAGCCTCTCGGCGCTTGGCGATCCAGGCCCTGAGTTCGTGGATGACCTGCTGTTCGTTGACCTCGGCAAGCCCGAGGCAGAGGACCTCGAAACGGTTCTTGCAGATCGTCGTCTTGACCCCAGCAATGTTCGTGACCCTCTCATACCCATCCCTCGTGTTGCTCGTCACCATGTAGTCCTCACTCATGTTGCCTCCCAGGTTAATAGTAGTCCGACTACTCTTTTAAGAAGATCGTTCTCAAACCGCATACGGGTTTTCTTTCCCTCTGGCGTTGTATATCTCAGCATCGGTGATGTCCTCCTGCTCGATCTCTGGCCGCGGTGGGGCGTCAATGCTGATCCACCCGGCATCCCTCAGGTACCGCAGGCCTTGGCTGATGCAGTCCACGTACTCGTCATGCGCCGTCCCCTCGGGGAAGGAGCAGATCTGACTCACCATGCCCTCAGCCCAGTCCCTGACGTATCCCTTGCGCTGGCTCGACTCGGGCACCCACACGCGCCCAGCCTTGATGATGTTGGCCACGATGCTCAGGCGCTGGATCTTGTCGGCTCGGCCTGGGTTGTAGGCGTGAACGGGCAGGTGCGCCCGCTGAAGATCCTGGATCAGGCTGATACCCGCGCTCTTGTCCTCCACCAGGATCAGGTCCACCAGCTTCCTGGCCTTGCCCTCACCGTACACCGTCTCAAACTCATTGATGACCTTGGGGCGCAGGTCCGGGTACTGAAGATGCTCGTTCCAGCAGTCCAGCACCATGACCGACATGCCGCCATCCTGGGGCTTGAACACCCCAAAGGTGATGCACCCGGACGGGTCTCTGATGGTCTTGTCGCTGGTGGCGCAGTCATAGGACTGGATGATGAACTCCAGTTTGGGGAAGGGCTTGCCATCTGGCCAGAGACGGAACCAGTCGCGCCGCACGATGCCGCCCTCCTCAGGGTCAATGATCTCAGCGTGGATCTCCTGGCGACCGAGCTTAGTGCCCTCGTATTGGAGGATCTGCTTTTGGAAGGTGGGGGCCAAGTTGGCCACGTTGACGTAGGTGCTGGCCTTGGTGACCACCACATCGTCGTTTTCCCGGTCCAGCAACTCCATGATCAGGGGCTTGGGCTTCGGGGTGGTGGAGGCGATGATCTTGGTGCGGAAGGGTTCTCTTCCCTCCATGGGGGGCAACTTCAGGCGCACCGCAAACTGGATCATGTCCCAGGCTTCCTGGAGATAGTCCCATGCGGCCAACTCGTCCAGCCATGCCCCGTGCCACTGACCGCCACGGAAGCGCTCAGGCTCGGATGCCGCGATGCCCTTGATGAAGGCCCCATTAATCAAGCGCAACTCATGCAGGCTCTTGTTGTAGTCGGCCACCAGCGAATCCGGGATGACCTTGAGGAGACCTGAGTCGCCCTCAAAGCAAGTGCCACGGACGTCGCCTGAGGTTGGGGCTGACACCAGCCATCGGGTGTTGGGGTACTCAAGTGCCCACGCCGCCAGGGTCTCAGCCGCCGCGCGGGTCTTCCCGGCTCCTCGCCCGGCCAGCATCAGCCAGATGTTCCACCATGACCCAGGCGGTTCAATCTGGTGCTTGTGGGCTGTGTGGTGCCACTTGGCCTGCCACGCCACCACCGCCTGGACGATGGGATGCTGTCTCCTCAACTCCTCGGTGAGAGCCTTTTCGTCCTGGAGGAACTGCTCAAGGGCACCCATCACTTGTCGTCGCCGTAGGCCTCAAGCTGGCGTTGCATCTTCATGGCTTTGAGCAACTCACCGAACACGGTGACATGGACATCGACCTCGAGGGGCTTGTTGGGGTCACCCACCAACTCCTGCCGGGCCAGCTTGGGGATGTGGTACTCCACCACTGACTGGAACATATCGAAGGCCTTGGCTGGGTTCGGGGGGACGATGTACTCCTCCGTCACCGCTCCAGTCTCGGGGTCTTCCTTCTCCACCTTCACACCATCGGCCACCCTGTCGAGCCATTCAGTGAGCCTGTGGGCGTTTCCATCAACGAACTGGGCTATGGCCTCCCGAGCCGCTGATGTCGCCTTGTTGGGCGTTCCTGCCTGCCTGCCGCCGGTCTTTCTTCCCTCAGCCATGATGCACTCCTTCAGATCCGTCTAGTTTAGACAGAACGTGAGTGGTGGCTAACTTGATGTGTGCTGACATATTCCAGTCCTTTGTCGCGCAGTCTTTCAGCGCTCATGGGCTGGAGTGTACATCTCAGTGTGTGGCCTTGTGAATAGCTTCGTGTGCCCGCTTGAGGCCATCGGCCAGTTCCAGGAATTTCTCAGCCGGGATGTGTTCGACCTCCCCGCCACGGAAGATCATGACACCTATGCCATGGGTCAGGCTGTCACGGTAGGCGTCGATGTACCACTGGGGGACGTCGGGTTCCTGGCTCTTCTTTTGTTTGTGTCCGGGGTTCATTTGCGGCTCCAGCTTTGGAAAAAGTCACCGATGATGCCAATCAGGTGAACGACGAAGACTCCCAGCGCCGCTGACAGGCAAATACCGATCAGCAGGCCACCAGACCAAATCAGGATGAAAGAGAGTGTGTCAATCATTGCTACCTCACATCCAGCATGGCGTCTGCAATTTCATAGCATGCTTTCGCTGACGCTTGCTTGTATTGCCAGGACATGTGGCGCATAGCCTGAGCCGCAAAGTAGTCACGAAGAGTCATGCCGCTTTGATGGTCCCAGCTTTTGCGGGGATTCGGGAATGCCGGACCTCCTGTTTCGTCATGTCTTTCATAGTCGTATTCATCTTTATTCATGTTCGCTCCTCAGGATGCGCTGTTCTGCCCACCGGCGATAGGCCTTGAGTTCGGTGTTTTCCTTCTTCAGGCGCTCGATCTCGCCCTTCTGGTGGTTGATCGTACTCATCGCTCGGTCAATCCAATTGCT